ATAAACTTGATTTTTTTTATCTGATTCCCAAATTAATGGTTCAAATTTATCTATTCCTATTCCATCAATTTGAATTTTGTCGTAATCAAGTTTAATATCTTTATCGTTTTTATCTTTGTATTCAATACTACCATCAAAACCACCACAATCACCACCACCTGAAAATGGTACAATGATTGTGTGTACTCCTTGTTTTACCATTTTTTCAAAAATGGGTTTTAATATATAACTATTTTTTTGCTCAATTTCTTTGCAATACTTTTCTTGTATACAATGATATGTCCACCAATCCTTATGATTTGTGTCATATTTTTTTGACTTTTTATAAAGTGTTATACTTCTCATATTTTATTCCTTCCTCTTACCATCCATGTTGTTAGTTTTACTTGTTTAATCCAATCATCAAAGCTCGGTATAAAACCTAGATCTTCAACAATATGTCTTTCTACTATTAGTCTTACTGGAACAGCTCTACCATTGCTATTCGTTATCGTTAGACCAAATTCTTTTTCTGCTGCGAAACATCCTTCTGCGTGATGACGCAAAGCTCTGTGTGCAAAATGGGCAGATAACTTTTTGCTTTCATCCATCCAATTATGTATGGGGGCATAATCATCAGTTTTACCACCCCATTTCTTCACACTAGATAAACTATGATAATAACAATTAGCCATATTATAAATGAGCTTCCTCTCTATCAGCTTTAGCTTGAATTACTTTATGTGCTGTTATGTTTTGTAAATGAGTATTTAAACTATCTTTAACTGTATGAATACAAGATTTATCTAACCATCGTAAAAGACATTCTTCAATAACCCAACTTACAACTAAAGTAAAATTATGTTGATCACATACTTTTTTCCATTCTTTACTATCTTCAATAGACATCATAGTTTTGTCTAATTTAGTTAATACTAAATCATGACATTTAATAATATCTCTTTCTTTCTGTTGCTTACTTTTCTTCATTTGTTTTCCTTTCTTGTTTAAATTCTTTTTTACTTTTTGCTTTAGATCTTAAAACTAAATCATATTCATCAATATAATGTTCGGTAATAATTCTTTTTGAATATTTAAAATTCTTTATTTTTCTATTCATTGCATCGATTCTTTTGTCTTTCCAATCCTTCATAATCTATCCCTTAATTGCTTCAACATATCTTCTATCACTTCGGTAACTTTACCTATAAAGTGTAATACCCATACTAATAATGATAAAAACCCAGCTAAAGTAATCCTTAATGTCTTTATTACTTTTGTGCGTTTTTTTTCTTCTTTTGGTGTAGTAGGGGTTTGAGAAACATTTTTCATATCAATACCTTTCTATTGTTTTCTAGTGCTATCTTCCTTTCGGTAGCACTAGTTTTTTAACTATTGTAGTTGTTGGATCAATATCAATATCATGAATTGACCCACAACCACTTAATAATACAAAGGATATTATTAAAATTTTCACTTTGTTTCTTTTATTTCTTGAATAACAGCTACTTTACCTGCAATAAAATCACCTGGAATGCATTGTCTTCCTGTATTCTTTTGCCAAGAATACCAAGCACTTGTGATTTTTTTATTCGGTATCACCATCGATTTCATTTTGCCTTCTTCGTCAAAATAAATGTCGGTATAACCATCTTTTCTATTTGACCATTCAGGTATATGTGCTGTTGACATTTCAATCATATCACAATCTAAATGACTGTACATATCTTCAAACGAAGGTTTATGTTTAAAAGTATGTGTTTCAGTTCCATCTAACGGATCTGTTATATGTAATGCATATCTTGGCATATTATTTCTCCGATAACATTAATAGATTTTTAGCAACTGAATCAGGTATTCCAGCATTTTTAAATATACCAGAGATATATTGTCTAACTGCTTGAATTGAACCACCTGAATAAAGTGCGTTTTCAGCTTCTTCTCTTTGAGAGTCTAGCAATCTTATTGCTGCACCCTTTTTAGATTGATCATATGCTTTTCTAGTTTCTAGTTTGCATACTTCATCAATATAAGAATCAACTTGATTTAATTTAACAGGTGAAACTTTATTATCATGATCACTAACAGTTATATCAGGCTCATTCTTCCAATTTCTGATTTTAGACCAGTTTTCAAGTTTCTTTTCAAGTTTTAAACCTGCGTTTAACACTTTTTCTCTTTTAGAAGATAATTCTCTACTATAGTTATCTCTATATGTAGAATAATCATTTTCTAATTGAACAACAGTTTTAAGTAACTTTTCTATATTTAATTTAGATTTAAATGCAGGTAAGTTCTTATCTTTTGTTCTATCAACTTCAACTTCTCTTTCAGATTCTAAAGCTGATCTTCTAGATTTGAATTTTCGGTCAATATAATTTGACAGATATTCTATCTCGTCTTTTCTTATCGGTTTCATTTTTCTCCTATCGTTTATAGTCGTACAGTTCTAATCTAATCTTATTTTTAGGATTAGTTCCATGATTATATATTCTCTCTACATTAACTATAAAATCATTTCTACTCCCTTGATTTTTAAGTTTAGATGAATTGCCTTGTAGCCTTCTTTTAAAGATTTCCCATTTAAATGTTTTATCTTTAAATACAGCTAACATTGCAGCAATGAACTGTCTTTTTTTGTAGTATTGGAAAAACTCACCAATCCAAGCTAGTCGTCTTGCTTGAGTCTTTCCCCATTCAAGATCTTCGATCTTAAATTCTCCTTCTTTGTATGCTTTAATAATTTTAGTATCTACGAATCCTTTATTATTAAGCATAGCAACTGATGCCAATATTGGCATATCATATGTTTTAACAAACCATTCTAATAATGCATAGTCTTTGTTATTTAATTTAACAAATGACATCATATAATCAGTTAATGTCCATTTTTTATTGTTCTGATTTAAAGATCTAACTTCAGTCAAAGCAAATTTTGATTTTATAATATATTTTACGGGTGCCCCTACTATCTTGTAGGCTTCTAGTCTATGTTGTCCATCTTGGACTCTCATAGCTTCATCTACTATAATAGGTATCTGTAGATCTTTCTCTTTAATAAGTTCTACAAGTTTTCTTACCCACGGTTCATGAATAGACCTATTTCCTCTCAAGTATTTGAATTGAGTATAGTCTTTAGTTTCATATATTCTATCAGTCATTATTTTCCTTTGTTTAATTTATATTCATATCTAGTTTGACAGGCTTCATCCCATAACATATCTATTTCCATAGGTGATGTGAATCCTAGACCTGTAATACCAGATATAAATTCATCTTTATCTATTTTACATTCTCCATATTTATCTTGGAGATCCTGTAATTTTTCTCTAGTCTTTTGATTTACTTTGTTCATTATTCTCCTTTACTATGTTACTCGGTAACACAGTTTCCCTAACATCTATCTCATTACCTTCTTCATCATAGACATAATATTTTTCTTGTTTGTTTTTTAATTCTTTCTGATGAACATAATTTACTAAATATGCACCTATCAGAATGAATATTATTAGTTCTAACATATATACTCCTTATTGTTTAGTTTATTAGAGTAACCCCCTTTTTAATATTTAGATATAACTGTGATCAGGTATTCAGTATAAATATATTAGGGGGCAGGTTCAAACGACTGACTATCGCCAATCTCCCAATAGGGTTCTAATCTACTCTCTTGCGATAAATGGTAGAAGCGCTTTTTTTCTTTGACACCAAATCGCCTTCGAATTTAAAATTTCTTATAATGGTACAGTCATTAAAATGTATATAAATATTGCTGTATATATTATAACTACACTCCAAGCTGTCATTATTGATCCTTTCTTTTGATTTCATATGGTATTTCTACCTTTTGAGGCATATACTTTGCAACAGCATAGCATAATCCCAAAACTACTCTAATTGGAAACATTATTGCTATCCAAATCCATTTGGCAGCAACATTTATTAACCAATTTTGAATTGATTTCATCATATTTACTCCTCTCTTTTTTTGTATTTGTTATTCATATATTCTATAAATTCTTCATTTGCTCTCATTAACCATAGACCAAATACTACAATCAATGCTATTGCAGTATAGAACATAGATATAAGATGACTTGCATCTATAATTGCTACAAATATAATCGTAACTAATATAGATAGTATCAAACATAATTGTATTATTCTCATATTTCTCCTTTGTTAATCCCATTCGGTATCATCATTCTTCAACGGGCTTTTTTTCTTTAGCGATAAAAAAAACCCCATTAGCCCCGAAGGGCTAACGAGGTGGCTTATTAATTTAAAATATTAATTTACCTTGTTTTAATGCATTTCTATAAAATGCTTGTGCTTTTGGATCTTTAACAACATCAGTTTTAACTTTCTTAACTGCTGTTGGTGTCCAATCTTTACCAATTATATTCTTATATTGCTCTAAAGCAGTATCGAATAAGAATTGTGCTCTTTCAAGATTAATTTCCTGTGCACCTTTAGTAAATAATAACTTGTTTGTTTTGTTATTATCTAATTCAGTCTTGCAATCTTCTCTTGCAAAATCTTGAATCTTCTTATTAGTTTTGTCTAAACTTTCTTGACATCTATCAAGATGGTATTTAAACGAACTAACAAATCTAGATGCGTCAGCACTTCCGTGCCAACTCCAGTTTTTATCTTCAAAGAATGTTGCTACAAAACTCTTGAAAAACATCTCAATAGTTTTAACAACATCTTCTTTACTAGATTCAAATGTATCTCTCATAGAATCTAGTCTTTCGTTAGAAAAATCAAATTCTCTAACTTCTGATGCTAATGTTGCCATTTAGCCTCCTTTTTTGTTGTGATTAATAATGGACTATTATAACTACCTAATATATTACTTATATCGGCATTTACTTCAGCCTCATTATCTCCGTTCCGAGTACTATCTACTTCTTGTACTCGTATCTTATCAGACTCTGATATATTTAATTCATACCAGTCTAACAGTTCAGATATATTCATATCATCTCCTTTGTTATTATTAATAACCCGTATTTCTTAACTCACGGGATTAAGTAGGAGATTCATCACGAGGCAAACTCTATGTACTTGCGACTGAGTGTCCCCTTTAGGGCTTTAGGCAGCTTCGCTGCGACACTCTAGTCCGTGCAATGTACATTGAGGTAAACTCGTGATAAAAGCGACTAACTCCCGTGTGTGTGGGGGCCCCATAGCAATAGTGAGAAACGCAGAAAACTACGATAAGGAGTTTTCGAGTATCGCAAGGGTTATAATCGTACAGCTGTTGAAGTTATATCGACCCTAGGAGATATAACGATTACAGCTAGTAGATTATAAATTGCGTATGGGGAAACCAAGTGAGGACGGATGTCCTCTCCACATCTTGTGTTGTGAGTATCAATAAACACTAAAGTATCATATTAATGCTTGACAAGGAGGAATTAATTGTCCACTAACGATATGAGCAGAATAGAATAATAATGTCCGATTTAACAGACAAGCAGAAAGCATTAGTTGATACTATCGTAGCAACAGGGTGTAGTATTAAGGATGCAGCCGAAAAGGCAGGATATTCAACAAAAGGGTCATCTGAAGCAGGTAGAGTAAGTGCTTCTCGCACACTACGATTACCAAAGGTACAGAGTTATATGCAATCAAGGATAGCACAAACTCTAGGACTTGGTGCAGTAAGTGCGAGTAAAAGATTAATCGAGTTATCTAACGGAGCACGATCTGAATATGTTCAGCTCGAAGCTAGTAGAGATATACTCGATAGAGTAGGATTAAGAGCGCCCGATAAGGTAGCTCATAATATACAAGGCGATATTAAGATCAATATCGACTTGACTTAATCCTTCGGTATAGGGACTTCCTCTTTCGATTTGAGCCCAACCAACAGGGGGGGCGAAAATCTATCATCGACAGATGACTAGTGGAGTAGTACACACAATAAAGGTTATTTTAAGTTCACTATGTCAAAGAAGAAAAATACCTTCGGAATAAATACTTATGTGAAAACGACCAAAAAGAAAATTGGCCGACATAAGAAAAGACTAAATAAATCAGAAAAGTTAAATTATAAGAAATACAACCGACAAGGGCGATAGTCTGTGCGTTGGAAATAATTTTTTTTTAAGTATAACTCCGCCTTACCCACAAAACATAAGGAGAGTTATATGAATTATTTAGTTAAGATATGGAATCGTGCCGATTCTAATTTCAAGAAAGAAATATTGTTTAATGCCGATAATGATGTTATAGCTATGCAAAAGGCATCAGCTGCAACACCAGACGGATGTCGTGCAACATACGAAGAAATAGATAAGGAGAAATATGAAAAAGAAAAAGCCATCAAAACCAAAGAAGACCAAGAAAGTCAAATATGGCAAACCGAGCAAAAAGAAAGGGTACTAGAGTCGAAAACAGGATAAAGAAGTTATTCCTGGAACTAGGTATTCCAACAAGAAGGCAACCAATGTCTGGAGCTATTGTTGGATTTCCACATGATGTCTATGCAGATATTATGGGTGGACTTAGTATTGAATGCAAAGCTAGAAAGGGAGCTAAAGGATTTGTCACTATGGAGAAGTGGCAAGGTAGTGCAGATCTTTTAGTTCTTGTTTCAGATTATCAAGAACCAAGGGTTCAAATGAGATGGAGAAAATTTAAGGAGTTAATAGGCTATGTCGTTTCTCAAGAGCTTGAGTCTAAAGGATCGTAGAAGATTAAGAACCATAGTCAAGAAAACTCACTTTAGTTTTTATCCAAAAGACAAAATCACAGATTACGAAGCAGATAAATTAGTTGAAGCATTTGGTGAAGAAACAGTCTATAACTTGTTAAAAGCCAATGTAGGAACTAATGTCGATTAATTTTAAATATAAACCTGACGGAGAAACATTAAAAACCTTTATGAAGTCTAATGACTTCTTTAGAGGTTTAAGAGGCCCAGTTGGATCAGGTAAATCTGTGAGTTGTTGTATAGAGATATTTCGTAGAGCATTACTTCAGCAGAAGAATAAAGAGGGAATAAGAAAATCTAGATGGGCAGTAATTAGAAATACAAACCCCCAATTAAGAACCACTACCATTAAAACTTGGTTAGATTGGTTTCCAGAAGATAAGTGGGGAGATTTTGCTTGGTCAGTACCTTATACCCACAACATAAGAAAAGGAGATTTAGAAATTGAAATTATATTCCTTGCTCTTGATAGGCCTGAAGATGTTAAAAAACTTTTATCACTTGAACTTACAGGTGTTTGGGTTAATGAGGCCAGAGAGATACCTAAGAGCATTATTGATGCTTGTACTATGCGTGTGGGCCGTTTTCCATC